TTCGTTGGGTTACAACATCCAAACTATCCTGGCCAGGAAGATCAGCAGCAATTTGAATGAAGACCAGTGGGAACTTCACTATTACCCGCAAGAAGAGCAGGTAATGATTAAAGAGCCCGTCACTATTAACGAGCGTTCTGCTCGTATTTGGAGCGCGAGCGTACATAATCGTGCATGGTCGCAGCTTGTAGGACTACCTGTACAGACTTGCGTGGTATTCGAGAGCACCATGTATGGGTCTGACCAAGACGGCAATGTCTACGAGCTTTTTATTGGCGACTCTGACGACGTAGGCTTTGACGGTCTCCCCAATTTGGATCTCGTTGGACAGATACAAACTGGGTTTACAAACTACGACAGCCCTGATCTTAAACGATGCCAGCTTGTGGAGCCGGTGTTCGTTGGTGAGTCTGCTCCAGGTGTGCAAGTTCAGATGAAAACTGAGTTTGACTTCGCTGCACTACCGGGGTCACCGCAGTTTTTCGCTCCTGACGACGGAGCTATGTGGGATGTAGATTTCTGGGACCAAGCATACTGGTCTGGCCAGAGCACTTATCAGGCGTGGGCTGGAGCTGGATGTCTGGGCCGCTACCTATCGCTGTTCTTGAGCGTGCGTGGTCCCGCTCGGCTGGTGTTCACCCATTGGACGCTCTCTTTTGAGATTGGAGGTATGATGTGATTGTCACGCAGCCTCTTAATGTTTTGTTCAGTTACCTGTCTAGCAGAGCTAACGTTTGCTGGTCATCTGATTTCCGAGCAATCGGTTGGGTGGAAGATGGTGCAATACAAGCTGTCGTAGGGTATAATGGTTTTCACGGACAGTGTGCCCAGATTCACATTGCCGGAGAACCCGGTAGGAGATGGATGAAGCGTGCGCACCTCTACACAGCATTCCACTACCCGTTTGTTCAAGTCGGCCTTGAGTGGTTGATTGGCGTTGTGCCCGAGAATAATGAGGATGCCATGAAAATGGACCTCAATTTAGGGTTTGAAGAGTTCAGTCGCATACCGGATGGCGCAGCCCCCGGTGAAGATATGGTCTTACTTCGGTTACATAAGTCCAGTCCACGAGTTGCTAAGTGGCTGAGCCTAGGAGAACGTTATGGGTGGGAAAGCCACGCCTCCGCCACCGCCTGATTATCGCGCAGCAGCAGAGGAACAAGCTGAATCTAGCCGTAAGGCTACGAATCAGCAGATGTACTTCAACCGCCCGACGGTCAGTACACCGTTCGGTGGTGAGACTTGGAACTACTCTCCAGTCACTGACCCGGTAACGGGAGAGCAGTACACCACCGCTCAGCATACCACTTCGCTGACGCCGGAGGCGCAGGAGGCTCTTAGCTCACAACTTCGTGTGCAATCCGCCCGCAGTGGCTTTGCTGAAGATCTGCTCGGTCGAGTACAGGGGGGCTTTCAAGATCCGGCAGACTTCGGACAATTCGGTGGCTATCAGGGTCTCCAAACTGACCCCAACACTATACGCGAAGAAGCGTTTGGCCGTATGTCAAGTCTCTACGCTCCCCAGCGTGAGGCTGACCGCAGCAGGCTGGAGACACAACTCGCCAACCAGGGCATTCCGAGAGGAAGTGAGGCATGGCGGAATGCCATGCGCTCTCAAAACGATGCCGAGATGCGCCAGGATTTGCAGATGATGCAGGGTTCCATGGGCGAAGCTCAGGGTATGCAGGGCATGGATGTCAATGCTCAGAACTACGCGAATAACTTGCGGCAGATGCAGGTGGCTGAGATGCTTCAACAGCGTGGTTTGGGTCTCAATGAACTTAATGCACTGCTCACCGGCCAGCAGGTGTCCGCCCCTCAAATGCCTGGGTTCCAAGCGGCAGGCCGAGCCGAGACTACACAGTACGCCGACGCCGCTTCGAAGCAAGGCCAGTACGAAATGGACCTATTCAACGCGGAGCAAGCGAGTAAAGATGCGTTCACCAGCGGCCTGATGAGTATGGGCTCCAGTGCCATGATGATGTGCGACATTAGAGTGAAGGAGAATCTGGAGTTCATCGGTTACTACGAGGATGGTATTCCATGCTATGCCTTCCAGTATATCTGGGGTCCGGAATGGTTCGTTGGTCCGGTGGCCCAGGAAGTGGAGCGCACACGGCCCGACTTGGTACACGAGATCAACGGCATCAAGCACGTTGACATGAGAGGATTAGGTTATGCCCATTGACCCACGAATGGCGGCACAAGTCGCAGCACTCAGGGCGCAGGGTGGACCCACAGGTATCGCTCCTACGCCAGGTATTCCGGCACCGATGCCCGGTGGTCGTCCTATGGGCGGTCCACCTATTCCTCCAGGACCAGGTGCGGCTGCTCCTCAGTCCATGGCTCCAGGCGCAGCTCCGGGGATTAACTCTGGTATTCCAACGGCTCTTCAGCCTGGAGCATCTGCTCTTGTGGCGGGTATGCCGCAGGCACAGGAGCGATTTAGCCAGGGCCAGCGAGCAGGCGTTATGGCGGATGAACTACGTCAAGGGTCTCTTGACGTTCCTATGGGTAAGATGGTCGGGCGCGTGTACGTCCCCGCCTCCATCACGCAGGGCGGGGCCAAGCTGATGCAAGCCTGGGTCGCTCGGCAGAAAGAGCAGGAGCAAAAGGAAGAGCGTAGAGTGGCAAGCGAAGAGATGTCCATGCTGCGCCAGGGTTTTCTGGATTCGCTGAAAGGTAGCGGTCCAAGCGAAGAAGGTACAGAGTAATGGCCGACAATCCCTATGGTCTCAGCGATAGCGAGATAAAGCAGATTGATGCTTTAGCCGCTGCTGCGAACAAACCTAACGTCAATCTGATGGCGGGTATGATATCTGGGGATCCTACTACGTCCAACATGGCTTCTCAGATACAAGCACAACAGACGCGAGGTGGCCAGCAAAGAGTTGGAATGCTTCAAGGAGCCATGCAGGCTCGTGCTCAGAATCGCGCTGTAGACACTCGCCAGAATACCCTCCAGGCTGCGAGAGTTAAGGCTAGTCAAGAAGCAGCCAAGATTAAGCGTGATCAAGAATTGGCTGACGCCAAGCGTGAACGTGGTTACGAGCTGGCCGATATGGTCACGTCACAGGATAACGCCCTAGAGCTTCAGCGTCTTAAGAATTCTGGTAAGACAGCCGATGCAGCGAAGGCCGCAACTAGAATGGAAGCTCAGCGCCGCGCTGCTAAGGTCGCCTGGGAAAAGGGGCAGGTCGCTAAACCGCTGTCTGCTTCCCAAGAGGTAAAGGTTAACGACATGGTTCGTAACCTGGAGTCCGTCAAGCGTGTGGCTGAAAATTTCAAACCAGAGTTTGTCTCTAGCATAGGTGTGATAGGCGAATTGCAGAACCGTGCTGCCCGCGAGTTTGGTTCCATCGTACCAGACGAGTGGCGGGACAAAGCGAATTGGTGGCGTGACTACCAAAAGCATCTATCATTACCAGAGAGGCACGAGTTTTTTGGTGCGACGCTGACCCAGGGTGAGCAGCAGGCGTGGAAACAGGCCGAAGTCGGCCCTGGTATGACTAAGGAGGACATGGAGTCAAATCTTAAAGAACGTACCAAGATTCTAACCGCTGTAGTCAGGCGTCTTGTGACTTCCATTGCTCGGTCTCGTAAGAATCCAGGTGCTGTCACCGACTTGGTAGGTGAAGTTATTCCAGACCTCAATTTGCCTGCCGATATTGGTCGCGAACTATTTCCTGAAGATATCTTCAATGCCGGTGCGGAAGCCGGAGCAGAGAAAGCTATTGAAGACATGACAGAGGAGGAGCTAGAGGCTCTGGTTAATCAGTAATGGCAGTCACAAAAGAACAAGCAGCTGCTGAACTACGCCGCCGCCGAGCGCGTGCAGAGCTCGACAAGCGTCGTGGGGCGTCGGGTGGGGCACCCATGCAGGCCGACACGGTTGGAGCGCCCCAGGACGCGCCTGTTGCTCCTGGGACACCTGTTGGACCTGTGCCTGCGGACGGCCAGTGGCCCATAACTGTCGGCAAAGCTGCCCTCCCGCAATCTGTAAACAAGATAATGAAAGAGCGCGGCATGGGCTATAATCAGCGTGCTGACGCCCTCATTGGTAAGGCTGTCGCTGACATAGGCCACGGAGTGAAACAGCTTACGACTGGTTTGGATGAAGGGGATGTAGCCGATGTCGAAGCTTGGCGCGCGCTTAGTGAAGGGGCCAGTATGGATGAGGGCCAAGGACTTATCAATGCTGGCACGGCTGGCGACATCGCTGGGGCGATGGGAGCCTTTGCCGTCCCCCTCGGGGCAGCGGAGCAAGGTCTCATTAAACTTGGGTCCGCTCTTCCAAAATGGGCGAGTAAAGTCGGTGCAGCGATGGGCGTCGGTGGAGCAGAGGGAGCAGCACAACCAGTCTTAGAGGGTGAAAGTCGTGCAACCAACGCGACTATCGGGGCAATGCTGCCCGGAGCATTGAGCGCTGCCGGTCAAGCTGGCCGTAAGCTCGTGACACAGCCTTTCAAAGTCAGCCGTACAGGGGAAGCTCTGTTAGACGAGGACATAACCCCCACTCTTGGCCAGGGTGTGGAGACAGAAGGCACTGTTTTCGCTAGGCTGGCCAAGAATATGGAAGCAACTCTTGAAGGCATCGTGCCTGGGATAGCCTCCAACCGCAGGCGTGCTGAGCAAGAGGTTATAGACGCCGTCGCTAGGAGGGCCGCTCCCCCTGGTGCGACTGTCCCCACCGCACGAGCTGGAACACCGGAGTATTTCCATGACCTAGATTCTATTTACGACGACGCTTACAGGGATGTCCTGGGCACTATCCCAGGTAGGATAGACACTCTGGAGGTAGACAGCGTCGTAAACGATGCGCTGGATGACATGGGCATGATGGTCAACCCATCTACCAAGAACCAGATGCGCAGAGTGCTCAACGGTATTATCAATGAATTTAGTGCTGTAGGCATGAGCCCATCAGAAGCAC